GCAAGAAAGTCATCAAAACTCTTTCAAGATTACTTTGAATTGTTTTATAAGAACATTTTTTTTCCTAAATTAGAAGAACTAAAAATTGATACTGTCATTCATTTGGGTGATGCGTTTGACAATAGAAAGTCTATAGATTTTTTTGGTTTAGATTGGACAAAACGAGTAGTATTAGATCCACTCTCAAAATATAAAGTACATTTAATAAGTGGAAATCACGATGTATATTTTAAATCCACTAATAGAATAAATTCACCAGATCTTTTACTCCAAGAATATCCAAATATACAAGTATATTCAGAACCAACGGAAGTAAATATTGGTGGTCTTAATTTGGTCTTTGTTCCTTGGATTAATCAGGAAAACGAACATGATACTTATAAATTATTGAAAAGAACAAGTTCTAATGTTGTAATGGGACATTTAGAATTGAACGGATTTGAAGCACATAAAGGACACACTATGGAAGATGGTAGAGATCCGAAAATATTCAATAATTTTAAAAAAGTGTTTTCTGGTCATTTTCATAATAGATCTGATAATGGAACGATATTCTATATGGGAAATCCATATGAAATATATTTTAATGATATAAATGAAACTAGGGGATTTGTAATATTTGATACCGAAAGTTTAGAACATTTTTATGTCGATAATCCATATAAAATGCACTACAATCTTTATTATGATGATACACCAAATCAACTATTAAATGTAACCGAATTAGAAAATAAAATAGTAAAACTTGTAGTTAGAAAAAAAACCAAAGTTAAATTATTTGAAGATTTCGTTGATAAGTTATACAATGCTAATATTGCAGAATTAAAAATTATAGAAAATCATTCTTTTTTTGAAGAACAAGACTTTGATATTTCTTTGGAAAATGAAGACACTTTTTCTTTACTTCAAAAATTTGTAGATGAGAGTGATTCTGCATTAAACAAAAATTTGTTAAAAACAATTTTGAAAGAAACATATTCTGAGGCATGTGAGTTAGTCTAATGTTTTTAATAACTCTTGATGGGAGAGAAGAAGAAGGAGCATATTCCGTATTGAACACGGAAGGTAAAAAGGTAATTTTCTTCTTCCAAGAGGAGGATGATGCGATTAGATATGCCATGATGTTAGAAGAAGATGGTATGCCAGAAACTCATGTAATTGAATATGATGATGATATTCTAATAAAAACATGTGAGGTTACTGGAAATTTATATACAGTTATAACCCCTAATGACATTGTAATTCCACCAAAAATACATTATGATAACTTTTAAAAAAGTAAGATTTAAAAATTTCCTTTCTTTCGGAAATAAATTTACCGAAATAAATTTAGATACGCATCATAACACTTGTATTGTTGGAAAAAATGGGAGTGGAAAAAGTTCGTTTATGGATGCGATAACATATGCCTTATTTAATAAAGCATATCGCCCTATTAATAAACCACAACTAATTAATTCAGTAAATGAAAAAGACTGTTTGGTAGAAATAGAATTTTCAATTGGAAGTACGGATTGGAAAGTAAGAAGGGGACAAAAGCCTGCTATTTTCGAAATCTATAAAAATGATAATCTATTGGACCAAAGTTCTTCTACCATCGATCAACAAAAATGGTTTGAACAGACAGTATTAAAAATGAATTATAAGTCTTTTACTCAAATCGTTATACTGGGAAATAGTAACTTTGTTCCTTTTATGCAACTGACTGCAGCAAGTAGACGAGAAGTAATTGAAGACTTATTGGATATTAAAATATTCTCTTCAATGAATGTCGTTGTAAAAGATAAAATAAAAACAATAAAAGACGATGTTAAGTTGTTAGAAATAAAGAAAGAGTCTTTATCTGATAAAGTGAAGATGCAGTCCAATTTTATAGAAGAAATAGAAAAAGAAAGCAATCTTCAAATTGAACAAAGAAAACAAAAGATAAAAAAATTAAATTCATTTTTTGTGAATGCTGATGATGAAAATCAAATTTTATTAGAGAAATCAACAGAGTTGAATTCTAGTTTAGTTCTTCTCAATGAAAGTCCAAATAAGTTGAAAAAGTTGGGAACATTAAAAGGAAAGTTGTCCCAAAAGTTATCCACTATTGTTAACGATCGTAATTTCTTTCTTGATAACTCAGTTTGTCCTACATGCACTCAACATATAAATCCTGAATTAAAGTCCGAAAAGTGCTCTGAATATGAATCTACTATAAAAGAATTGGAAGATGCATATGAAAAATTAAAGAATACAATCAAAGAAGAGGAGGAAAGGGAATTCCAATTCTCCAATATATCAAGAGAATTATTGAATACAAATCATAAAATATCAAATAATAATCTTAAAGTTCAGCAATCTAAAAATGAAATTAAAGAACTAGAATTCGAAATACAAAAAATTCAAGAAAAGATAGAAAACAAAAATATAGAACATGATAAGCTAAAAATTCTTGAAGAAAATCTTTTAAACATAAAAAATGAATATGTAGATAAAAAAGAAAAAATGCAATACTACGAGTGTATTCATTCTTTGTTAAAGGATAATGGAGTCAAATCCAAGATAATTAAAAAATATCTTCCATTAATTAATCAGAATGTAAACAAGTATCTGCAGATGATGGATTTTTATGTTAACTTTAATTTGGATGAAGAATTTAATGAACACATAAAAACACCAATATATGAAGATTTTAGTTATGGTAGTTTTTCTGAGGGCCAAAAACAAAGAATCAATTTAGCTCTTCTTTTTTCTTGGAGAGAATTAGCCAAAATAAAGAATTCGACAAATGTTAATTTATTAATTTTAGATGAGATATTCGACTCTTCTTTGGATTCTTCTGGTATTGATGACTTTTTAAAAATCATTAGATATGTAGTAAAAGATTTTAATATTTTTGTGATTTCTCACAAAGATGGAGTTCAGGATAAATTTGATAGTATCATAGAATTTGAAAAGAGGGGAAATTTTTCGATCTTGCAGAAATTGTGACAGATGATAGACTGTCCACTTAGCCACCATTAGGTGGCTTTTTTGTGTATAATTATAGAAATTCAAATTTTTCCCATGCGGCACAACCACGAAATTCACGGAAATCTGGCTCGCCTTCTTTCAACTGAAAATCTTAATATTGAACATTCAAATGTTGATACTGCCTGTTTTAATGTAGAAACAAGGACTCTTACTCTTCCTATTTGGGAAAAGGCATCTGATATCGTATATCAATTGCTTTTGAGCCACGAATCGGCACATGCAATTTATACTCCAAATCAAGATTGGACGGAACTCACTAGTGTTCCTATGCAGTTTTTGAATGTGACAGAAGATGTTAGAATCGAGAAATTGATGAAGCGTCGTTACCCTGGACTTAAAAAGACATTCTTTGGTGGATATAAAGAATTACATGAAGAAGATTTTTTTGCCATTGGTGGGGATGATATCAGTAAGTACAATTTAGCAGATAGGATTAATCTCTATTTTAAAATTGGTAACTTTATTGAAATTAATTTTAATGATGAGGAAAAGGTTATTCTTGATGAAATTGAAGCAGCAGAAACATTTATAGATGCAGTTCGCTGTGCAGAAAAATTATATGAATATTGTAAAGATGTAGAACAGCAAAAAAATATTGATTCGATTTCATTTGAATCTGGTTCTGGGATTAGTTCCGAACAGCAAGTTACTACTGATCAACAATCAGAAGAAAGTCATAATAAAAGTAATAATGGACAATCGGAGAAAGAACAAAATACCGAAAATAATAATTCGCAAAATTCTACTGATAGCGGACAAAAATTAGATGAACAAAAGAAAAATGCAGATGATTATGATCCAACATCTAATTCAGATTATGTGAAAACATTTTCTTCATTTGAGAAGGCAATTAACAAACTGTCAGCGTCAACAACAGAAAAAATTAATTATGTCCGTATCCCAAAATTAAATTTGGACAAAATTATTGTTGATACCAAATCTATCCATTCTTTGTGTAAACGATACTGGAATACACATAACACCCAAGAAGATTTCTTTTTAGTTGATTCCGATTATACTTCATTTAAATCATCTGCCAAAAAAGAAGTAAACTATTTGGTCAAAGAATTTGAATGCAAAAAAGCAGCAGAATCATATGCTCGTTCTTCAGAATCTAAAACTGGCATCTTAGATTGTAGTTCTCTACATTCTTATAAATTCAATGATGATATCTTTAAAAAAATTATTACAGTGGCTGACGGAAAAAATCATGGGCTGATTTTTATTTTAGATTGGTCTGGATCTATGGATACAGTAATCCTAGATACATGTCGCCAACTATTCAATTTAATTTGGTTCTGTAAAAAAGTTTCTATTCCATTTGAAGTTTATGCATTTACTAATAATTGGTCATATTCTTATGGGAAAAATAGCCAATCAGACAATAATTCAATTTCTATTGATGGTGGGTTCAATTTGCTCAATGTGATTTCGAGTAAGGTAAATTCTTCTACCTTGGACTCTCATATGAAAAACTTGTATCGTTTAGCATACTACAACAAAAGTCGAATTTGTTCTTACTCTTGTCCAAATCAATTGAATCTTTCTGGTACCCCATTGAATGAATCATTAGTAACTTTACATCGGATTATCCCAGAATTCCAAAAGAAAACTAAAGTACAAAAAATTCAATGTGTTATCTTAACTGATGGCGAAGCAAGTGCATTGCCTAGATGTACTAGTTCTGGTGTATTACCAATCGGAGACAATTGTTTCTTGAAGGATGACAAGTTGAAAACGACATATAGATTCCCAAAATATTCTTATTATGCAACGCATAGATTTAGTGATGTTCTTTTACGACATCTTAAGGATGTGTATCCTCATGTCAATTTTATTGGAATTCGACTTCTTACTAGTGGAGAAATAACAGGTTTTGTTCGTGGTCATTTAGAGAACAATAGTTATTCCGATTCTTATAATAAAATTATGGATGAATGGAAAAAGAACAAATCATGTGTGATTAAATGTACTGGATATGATTCATATTTTGGGATATATTCTGGTTCTCTTAATAGTTCCAGCGAGTTTAGTGTAGAAGAGGCATCATCTGTCACTGATATTAGGAATGCATTTAAAAAATCATTACAATCCAAAAAAATGAATAAAAAAATTCTATCGCAATTCATTGATCTTATTGCATAGGTCAATTCTTAAACTGGCCCATAGTACGCACGCAGTGGCTCTGGGCCTGTTATAATTCATCTGTTCAACCATCAATTCATGTACAAAAAAATGTCAGAACAAAACATCATCTCAGATCTCATGGATATGTTTGGTGCTAACATCACTTCTGCTGATGTTCGTGCTTATTGTGTCATGAAAAATGTTTCTTATCCAACTGTAACTCGTCGTTTAGACAATTACAAAATTGGTCATGGCAAGTGGAATCTCGAAGTAACAACAGAAGCAGTTGCTGCTATTGAGAATTCATATAATGCTCCTTCTGTAATTCCAAATGCAGAAAAAAATCTAATCCCAGAAAAAGATTCAGGATTTGTTTCCTTTGGTTGTTTTTCTGATGTGAAAAAAATTATTTCTTCTGAGATTTTTTATCCAGTTTTTATTACTGGTCTTTCTGGTAATGGAAAGACTATGTGTGTCGAACAAGCTTGTGCGCAACTAAAGCGTGAGTTGATTCGTTTTAATGTTACTATTGAAACTGATTCTGATGATCTTATTGGTGGATTCCGACTACAAAATGGAGATACTGTTTGGCATAATGGTCCAGTAGTAGAAGCAATGGAGCGAGGTGCTATTCTTCTTCTTGATGAATGCGATTTGGCATCAAATAAGATTATGGTTCTACAATCTGTTTTAGAAGGTAAGCCACTATTCCTTAAAAAAATCGGTAAGGTCATTTATCCAAAACCAGGATTTAATATCATTGCAACTGCTAACACAAAAGGAAAGGGATCAGATGATGGACGATTTATTGGCACTAATGTACTTAATGAAGCATTCCTAGAAAGGTTTAGTGTTACATTTGAGCAAAATTATCCTGCAAATTCTATTGAAATTAAAATTCTTACTAAGTTAGCAAAATCTATTGGACTTGAAGGTGAAGAAGAGTTTATTAAAAAACTAGTAAGTTGGAGTGATACTATTCGCAAGACATTTTATGATGGTGGTATTGATGAGTTAATTTCTACTCGTCGCTTGATTCACCTACTAAAGGCATATGTAATTTTCAAAAATAAAGCAAAAGCAATTAAACTATCAATCGCACGATTTGACGACGACACTAAATCTTCTTTCATTGAACTATATGACAAAATTGATGAAGAATTTAATAAAGATGAAGATCAACAAATTGACAAATCAGAAGAGGTATGATATTATTATAATTTGATTTATTATTATGTTTGGACCGGAAGATGAAATACATTCGCAACATCAGTATAAATTTTCGGTAAATACCGATGACACGATTGAACTCAAAAAAACTATTTTACCAATGAATGATCAAACTAATTCCAATGGATTTTGGAAATACAATGAAGACAAAATCCTCAAGCAACTTGAGGAATATATTGCTAGCACTTATAGGCAACATTATGTTGATCGAACTGGTGGAGGAACAGAACAAACAATCGACAAAATTAAGCATAACCGTCGTGAAGGATTTTGTGCAGGAAATGTGACTAAGTACATTGACCGTTATGATACAAAAGGAACTCCTCGTGCAGATCTTTTCAAAGTTCTGCATTACACTATTCTTCTGATCAATCACCTAAATCTTATTGAAAACAAATGAATCTTTCCAGTGATACCCTGATTATTCTTAAAAATTTCGCTTCTATTAATCAATCTATTTTTGTTAAAGAAGGAAATGTACTAAAAACAATGTCGGTGATGAAGAATGTTCTTGCCGAGGCAACAGTGCAAGAAGAATTCCCAAAAAACTTCGCTATTTACGATCTGAATCAATTTCTGAATGGTATTGGATTGCATGACAATCCAGAATTAGATTTTTCTAATGATTCATATCTTACGATCCGTGAAGGTAAGCGTAAAGTAAAATACTTTTTTGCTGATCCTTCTGTGATTGTTTCTCCACCAGAAAAGGAAATTGTAGTTCCAAGTGATGATATCCAGTTTCAATTGGATCACTCTCAGCTAGAAAAACTACTTAAAGCATCAAATATCTATCAGCTTCCGGATTTGGCAGCTGTTGGCGAAAATGGTGTTATTAGTATGGTGGTCAGGGACAAAAAGAATGACACATCAAATGAATTTTCTATTATTGTCGGTGAAACTGGAAATGAGTTCACTATGAATTTCAAAGTAGAAAACATTAAAATTGTTCCAGGATCTTATGATGTTACAATTTCTAAGCGACTTCTAGCTAGGTTTGATAGTAAATCTAGAAAACTTAAGTACCATATTGCACTTGAGCCTGATTCTGTTTTTAATGATTAATTGATTTCTTTTTTTTTTTTATTATGAACATCTTTGTGACATCTCCATGGCCAGCTGAGAGTGCTATTTGCCTCCCAGATAAACACATTGTCAAGATGCCTCTGGAGTGCTGCCAAATGCTCTCTATTGTTGCTTCTGACAAATGGGGACATGGATATGGTCATCTTTTTAAAGCGGATGAGACTCCTTACAAAACAGACAAAGGAGCTTTCCGTAACCATCCCTGCACCAAGTGGGCAATGGAAAACGCCAATAATGCTTATTGGTTGATTAAGCATGGACTTAACTTATGTGATGAATATACTTTGAGGTATAATAAAATTCACTCTTGTTATAAGACATTGGTTGATGCTTATTACCTTTTTCCTAAAGGAAAGATCACTGAAGTAAAATCATTTACTAGAGCGATGCCAGATGAGTATAAACTCGACACAAGCATTGACACTTTTACTGCTTACAAGATGTACATTGCATCTAAACCTTGGGCGAAGGACAATTATCTTCGTATGCCAGAGCGAAAACCCGATTGGATTTAAATAAAATTTGAATTGATTAATTATGAACCGTGATTTTATTTTTGTAGAAAAATATGCCCCACAAGCAGTGGAGCAGTGCATTTTACCAGAATCAATAAAAAAATTTTTTACTGAGACTAGAGATTCTGGTAAAGTTCCAAACATGATTCTTTCTGGTCCGCCTGGGATTGGGAAAACTTCTACTATTAAAGCTTTAGCCAATGAATTAGATAGGGATTTTATGGTTATCAATGGCTCTGATGAGAGATCCATTGATGTCATTCGAAATAAAGTTAAAAATTATGCTTCTACTTTATCTCTTTCTAATACTGGAAAAAAGATACTACTAATTGATGAGGCAGATAATTTAACAAATGATGCACAGCTTGCATTGAGGGCTTCGATAGAAGAACTACAGACAAATTGTACTTTTATTTTCACATGCAATTATAAAAATAAATTAATTCCACCACTACATTCTCGTGCTGCAGTTATTGACTTTTCCATTCCACCAAAAGAAAAGCCAAAACTAGCAGCAGATTTTATGAAGAGGATCGTCGATATTCTTAGTAAAGAGAAAATCGAATATGAGACTGCAGCTATCGTTGGGTTAATTAATAAATATTTTCCGGATTTTAGAAGAACTCTTAATGAGATACAAAGATATTCTTCTGGGGGAAAAGTCGATTCCGGTATACTAGCAAATGTATATGAGGTAAAGATTTCAGGATTAGTAAAATTCTTAAAAGATAAGAATTTTACAGAAGTTCGTAAATGGGTTATTCAAAATATGGATAATGATCCAAATATTGTTCTTAGAAAAGTATATGATTGTTTATATGATTCTGCTGTGGAGTCAACTATACCAGCAGCAATTCTGGTCATTTCTAAGTATCAGTATAGAAGTGCATTTGTTGCAGATAACGAAATAAATCTTCTTGCGTGTCTTACTGAAATTATGTGTGAAGTAGAATGGAAATAAAATATGAATTGAGAGATTGGTTGAATTCTATAAATTCAACAAAAGAAAACTTAATACTTGGTGATTCAGATAACATCAAATCATATCCACCATATATTATCAATAGATGTCTTTCTGCACACATTGATACTATCTTGTTTGCAAATGAAATGAATATTAATTGTGGTCTTAGTAAAGATATGCAATATTTGTTTTATCTAAATAGTATAAGAAAAAAGAAGAGATTTTCTTCTTGGATCACAAAAGATAAAATACAGAATTTAGAATACATAAAACAATATTATGGGTATAATGACGAGAAAGCCTCTCAAATTTTGAAGATTCTGTCTGAAGATCAAATTAACTTTATTAAATCTAAACTTGATATTGGTGGAACAAGATGACTAGTATTAATGAACCTCAGGTAAAATGGACACCTGACATGATGGTTGAGATAATTTTATCTGAACCTGATGACTTTCTCAAAGTAAGAGAAACTCTAACTAGAATTGGTGTTGCTTCCAGAAAAGAAAAAAAGCTATACCAATCTGTGCATATTTTACATAAACAAGGGAAATATTATTTGGTAAGTTTTAAAGAGCTTTTTGCTCTTGATGGTAAACATGCCAATTTGACAGTTAATGATGTTCAGCGTCGCAATCGCATCATTAAACTTCTATCTGACTGGGGATTAGTCACGGTAGTAAACCCAGATAAAGTTTCTGATATTGCACCATTAAATCAAATTAAAGTTCTTCCATATAAAGAAAAGGACGATTGGATTCTTGAGGCGAAATACTCGATAGGATCTAAGAAAAAAGTAATGGAAACCGAATAAAATTGTGGGGAGTTCCGAACTTCCCTTTTTTTATGTTCTCTTATAAAATAGTAATGTCAAATGCTTCGGGTTTGGCATCTACACTCGCTTTTAAAGGAGACGACAAATGAACACATTAGTTCAATATAATACTGGAAATATTGAAAAATTTTTAAATGATGTTGAAAAATATTCCATTGGGATGGATGAATGGTTCCATAGATTTGGCGCATTGCACCAAACGGAATCAAATTACCCACCATATAATGTTATTAAAGAAAGTAACACAGAATTTAGGTTAGAACTTGCTCTTGCTGGATTCAAAAAGAATCAAATTACAGTGTATACGGAGAATAATAAACTATTCATTGAGGGAGAAAAAGAATTAGATTCCGGAAAAGAATATGTTCACCATGGTTTGGCGCAAAGAGCATTCAATAGATCATGGACTATATCTGATGATGTTGAAGTTAAAGAAGTGACATTTGATCATGGACTTCTTTCTGTTAAATTAGTAAAGATAGTACCAGAGCACCAAAAGAAAAAAATTTGGTTCTAAATAGTAATTGAATATCGTCGGCGCAAAGGGGAGAACTGGCAAAATCCAGTTGACTCCCCCATTTTTTTGTGCTATAATGGGGGCTGTTGAGGCATTACCATGGAAGAGGCAGCCATTGAGTCTAATGAATTTATAAAATTGTTAGTCTTAGAAAATGGGCAAATACTAATAGCTAAAATTGAAGAAGTGGTAGCAGATATAGGAGAACCAAATTGTAAACTTTCTGACCCATATCTAATTGTTACTGATAAACTTTTGGAAACAATTACGCTAAGACCATGGCTAATGGAAGTAGCAGAACAAAAAGTATTTTTAATGAGCTCAGATAAGATACTTACAATCATTGACCCAAAAACTTCAATTCTCGATAAATACAAAACTCTAATTAGAAAGTGATGCGTTGGTACACAAATGTCAAACAACTTGGGAATAAGATTTATGTTCGAGGGTATGAAAATGGAGAAAAATTCACTCAAACAGTAGATTATCGTCCTACCTTTTATGTTTCATCTAATGTAAAAACAGAATATAAGACATTAGATGGAAAATATGTAAAACCAATTCAACCAGGAACGATCAAAGAATCTAGAGAATATGTTGATAAGTATAAAGATGTAGAGGGATTTAAAATTTATGGAAATGAAACTCCAATCTATCAGTATATTTCAGACAATTATTCGGAAGAACAAATTGATTATGACATTTCTAGAATTTCTATTTGGGCAATAGATATTGAGGTTTCTTCTGAAAATGGATTCCCTGACCCAAAAACTTGTGATGAAGAAATTTTACTGATTACAATCCAAGATTATGTATCGAAAAAAATCTATACTTGGGGAACCAGGAAATTCGGGAAAAAACTAGAAAATCATAAGTATTTTTATTGTGTAGATGAAACTGCTCTAATTTATTCTTTTCTTGATTTTTGGCAAAACAATACTCCAGAAATTGTTACTGGTTGGAATTGTTTATATTATGACTTCGCTTACATCATTGGTAGGATGCACAGATTAATAGGAGAAAAAGAAACGAGAAAGTTGTCTCCTTATAACTGGATTTCCGATAAGCAAGTTGAAGTTAGAATAGGCGAAAAACAAACAATCTATGATATTTTTGGAGTATCTATTATAGATTATTTCGATCTATATAAAAAATATTCATTCAAAAAACCTGAAAACTTTAGACTAGATACGATTGCATTTAATGAGCTAGGTCAAAATAAATTGGATCATAGTCAATATGAAACTTTTAAGGATTTTTATGATAGTGATTGGGACACATTCGTAGAATATAATGTCATTGACACTGAACTCGTCAACAAACTAGAAGATAAGCTTCACATGGTTGAATTGGCAATCATGCTCGCATATGATTCTAAAACTAATTTTGAAGATGTTTTCTATCAGGTTAGAATGTGGGATACTATCATTTACAACTACCTTCGTCGTAAAAATATTGTGATCCCATTGAAAGGCGAGGGGAAAGAGAAATCAGACAAATTTGTGGGTGCATTTGTAAAAGAGCCGATTCCTGGTTCTTATGATTATGTTGTAAGCATGGACTTAACTTCTCTTTATCCTCATATTATGATGGGATTGAATATAAGTCCAGACACATTAGTTGAGAAACGATTTTCTAATATATCAATTGATTCTATCTTGGATAAAACCACACGGATACCAACAGATTGTCAATATTCTGTTTGTCCAAATGGATCAATGTATAAAAAAGATAAAATGGGATTTCTTCCTGAACTTCTTGATAAGATGTTCCAGAAAAGGAAACTATACAAAGATAAGATGAAAGAGTTGAAAAAGGAGTATGAAAAAACTCATGAAGTTAAACTCAAGAAGCAAATTTCGATGTATAGTGTTAAGGAGCAATCAATTAAAGTTTGTTTGAATTCTTGCTATGGTGCAACTGGGAATCCATATTTTAGGTTTTATGATCTGAGAAACGCAGAGGCAGTAACTTACACTGGACAGCTAGCAATTCGTTGGATTGAAATGAAATTCAATCAGTATCTCAATAAAATTTTGAAAACTGAAGATACTGATTATGTTGTGTATTGTGACACTGATTCTGCATTTTTGAACATGAAGCCATTAGTGGACATGATTTATAAAAACAAAAATCCATCCAAATTGGAAATTATTGATTTTCTGGATCAAATTTTCTCTACAAAAATTCAAGAATATGTTGATTGTTCTTATAAAGAACTAGCAGAATATCTGAATGCATATGCACACAAATTGCATATGAAGCGAGAAAAGATAACTGATCGAGCAGTTTTTATTTCTAAAAAAAGATACATTGCTAATGTTTGGGACAATGAGGGAGTAAGATATTCAGAGCCAGAGCTGGCTATGACTGGAATCGAAGCTATTAGATCTTCTACTCCTGCTTTCTGTCGAGATAGGATTAAAAAAGCAATTAAGCTTATTATGACATCAACGGAAGATGAATTGATCGATTTTATTTCAACTGCGAGGAAAGATTTTTTCGAATTGACTCCGGAAGAAGTTTCTTTTCCCAAGTCAGTAAATGAATTGACAAAATTTAAATCTAATTTGACTATGTATGTTAAGTCTACGCCAATTCATGTTAGAGGATCAATTCTCTATAATCATTACATTAAAGAATATAAGCTACAGAAAAAATATTCAATGATTAAAAATGGAGAAAAAATTAAGTTTTGTTATCTCAAATTACCAAATCCAATTCACGAAAATGTAATTGCTTTTATTCAAACTTTGCCTCCAGAATTTGAACTAAAAAAATATGTAGATTATGAAATGCAGTTTGAAAAGACCTTCCTCAAACCATTAAGAGCGATTCTAGATATTATTGGTTGGAATATTGAGAAAAAAACAACACTTGATTCTTTTTTTGTTTAGTGGTATATTGGAATTACTAAGGAGAAACTTATGGATTTTTTAAAGGACATTGTAAAAGAAATCGGTGGCGAGTATACGCAACTTGCATCTGAGATTAATGAAACAGAAGTATTCGTTGATACTGGTTCGTATGTCTTTAATGCTCTTGTTAGCGGCTCTATATTTGGTGGAGTATCAGGAAACAAAATTACAGCAATTTCTGGAGAAAGTTCAACTGGAAAAACTTTCTTTGCACTAGCAGTAATCAAGAATTTTTTGGATGAGAATCCAGAAGGTTACTGCTTATATTTTGATACAGAAGCTGCAATCACCAAATCACTTCTGGACAGTAGAGGAATTGATGTATCTAGAGTTGTAGTGATCAATGTTGTTACTGTTGAAGAATTTAGGACAAAGGCACTGAAAGCAGTCGATCTCTACATGAAAAAGCCAAAGGAAGAGAGAAAACCTTGTTTCTTTGTACTTGATAGTTTGGGAATGCTTTCAACAAACAAAGAAATCAATGATGCTCTTGCTGACAATGACAAAAAAGATATGACTAAAGCAGCACTCATTAAAGGTGCATTTCGTATGTTGACATTGAAATTGGGGCAGTGCGAAATTCCAATGATCGTCACTAATCACATTTATGCTAATGTTGGTGGGTATGGGCCGCCAACATCACAAAGTGGTGGCTCAGGACTCAAGTACTCAGCATCAACTATTATTGAACTATCAAAATCAAAAGAAAAGGAAGGAACAGAAATTGTAGGAAACATCATAAAAGCAAAAACATTCAAATCTCGTTTAAGTAAGGAAAATAAAGAGGTTGAAATTCGTCTATATTACGATGAGCGTGGTTTGGATAGATACTATGGGCTTCTTGAACTTGGAGAACTTGGTGGACTTTGGGAAAATAAAGCAGGTCGTTATGAAATCAATGGAAAGAAGATATATGGTAAGCAAATATTAGCAAATCCAGAAGAATATTTCACTGATGAAATAATGCAAAAGCTTGATGAAATTGCAAAGTCACAATTTAGTTATGGTAATTAATGGAAAAAATTGAGCTTTTAATTTTAAGGAATCTAATTTACAACGAAGACTACATTAGGAAAGTACTTCCTTTTTTACGGAAGGATTATTTTCAAGATTATAACCTAAAAATTATTTTTGATGAGATATACTCTTTCATTAATGAATACAATAAACCAGCTACTAAGGAAGCATTATTAATTGAGGTAGACAAAAGAACAGATCTAAATGAAACTTTTTATAAAGAGATAGTATCAATTATAGATTCTTTTGATAATTCTCCAGCAGAACTTCAGTGGTTGATTGACACTACTGAAAAATGGTGCAGAGATAGGGCAATTTATCTTGCGCTTATGGAGTCTATTCAAATTGCTGACGGCAAAAATGAAGATAAAAATAGAGATTCCATACCATCAATTTTATCGGATGCATTATCAGTAAGTTTTGATAATCATGTTGGTCATGATTATCTCCAAGATTACGACCAACGCTATGAGTATTATAATAGAAAGGAGAATAAACTTGAATTTGATCTGGATTACTTTAACAAAATTACGAATGGTGGGCTCTCTCCTAAAACTCTTAACATCGCACTTGCTGGTACAAATGTCGGCAAATCTTTATTCATGTGCCATGTGGCTGGCTCCTACTTGCTCCAAGGACGGAATGTACTATACATTACGCTTGAAATGGCAGAGGAAAAAATTGCTGAGCGAATTGATGCAAATCAAATGAATGTAAACATTAAAGATATCAAAGATCTAACTAAATCTACATTTGAAAGTAAAATTAATAATATTTCAAAAAAGACCCATGGATCTTTGATTATTAAAGAGTATCCAACAGCATCTGCTCATGCCGGACATTTTAAAGCATTGTTAAATGAGCTAGCACTTAAAAAATCATTTAAACCTGATGTAATTTTTATTGATTATTTGAATATATGTGCATCTAGTAGGTACAAAGGAAATATTTCTGTGAATTCATACTCATATGTAAAATCTATTGCAGAAGAACTTAGAGGTCTTGCAGTAGAATTTAATGTTCCAATTATGAGTGCCACACAAACTACTAGATCTGGATTTGCTTCCTCTGATCCAGAATTGACCGATACCTCTGAGTCTTTTGGACTTCCAGCGACTGCCGATTTTCTTTTTGCTTTGATATCAACTGATGAATTGGAGCAATTAAATCAAATTTTGGTCAAACAACTAAAAAATAGGTACAGCGACAAATCAACCTATAAAAAATTTGTCATTGGTATCGATAGGTCAAAGATGCGTCTTTATGATGTTGATCAATCAGCACAAAAGGACATACTTGACTCCGGACAGGAAGAAGAGTATAATGACGAGGAACACCAATCTGATTTCAAACAAAAATTTAGGAGCTTTACTTTCTCATGAAAAATGATCAAAAAATTGATAACGACAAGTACATTGATTTTGTTCGCCAAACTACTAGTTCTGCTAGTTCTGACTTTTCTGCTCTTCTTTCTAGGTTATCAGAGTTGGAAGCACAAGATGCCGATATCCCTCGTCTTATGACTGCTGCTTATGGATTGAGTGCCGAAGCAGGTGAATTTACCGAAGTGGTAAAGAAAATTTTTCTACAAGGAAAACCATATAACGAAGAAAATGTTTTTCATATGAAACGAGAATTGGGAGACCTTTGTTGGTATCTTGCTCAAGCATGTATGGCACTTGATACTACATTTGATGAGATTCTTCAAATGAATTATGAAAAGTTAAGTGCTCGTTATCCGGAAGGGACATTTGATGTTTATCGTTCTGAAAATAGACAAGAAGGAGATCTCTGAATGACAAAACAAAAACAACTAACATTAAAAATTGATACAAAGACAGGACTAGAACTACTTCAAGTTTTAGATGCGTCAACTGCGGGATATAGTAAAGAATTTGTTCCAGAACGAATTGAAAGACTTCGATCTCTCTTAGTACAATTAGATCAAGAATTGGAAAAAAATATTGTTTGATTTAAACCTCCTTCGGGAGGTTTTTTTATAAATAGTAAAAAAGTTCTAATATTAAAATAATGGAATTATACATCGCTGAATACCTAGTAGAAAATAGATTTGCTGATGATATAGTATCGGCATTAAAAATATTAAAGGTAGTTAGTGATGATTGGTATGGTGAACTTATTGATGAAGCAAAAATAAATTGGAATGCTGGACCTAGAGCAAAAGCAGAAAGAAAGGTGTCTAATTTAGGACAAAAAATGCGTAGAGCAAACCCAGAAGATATGGTAAAACTTGCTACTCGCATCAAACAACTTAAGTCTAGAATTTCTTTGGAAAATGAAAAAAACCCACCTCCACCACAAAAAAAAGGTATAAGTGGTATTGCTAGAGGTGGGAGACCACAATCGACTGGATATGAAGTTAGTTCTGTTGGCACACAGCCTGATATAGAAAGAAGAATTGTAAACTTAAAAACTGGGGAAGATTTGGGTTCTTCTTCTTCTAGAGATACATTAACTGGTGGAAGATATGCGGATCGTAGAACTGCTGGTGGCAGAGGTACAAATATAAGTAGAACAGGTGGTACATATGGCACAAGAGGCACGAGACGTCCATAATAAATAAGTAAGGAATTCCACACAAGAATGAAAAAGTTTTCGCAATTTATATTAGAATTTCGAGGATCGAGAGCATCAGAAAAGGCATATCGCCTTGGCTTGACTTCTGATGGACATGGGAACTGGGTGGACAGAAGTGGAAAGGTAATAGCACAAACAGTTGGTGGCGATTTGGAGATGCTTCGTAAAAAGAGTCCATCTCCAGAAAAACCAGATCCAACACCAAAAGGCCCAAGAACTGCAGAAAGAGATATAGAACCACCTCCTTCACCAAAGGAAAGACTAGGAATAAACCCACCAAAACAAGAACCAGCTCCGCCAGAAATAGACAAAGAAGTTCCCTTAACTGTAGTTTTTGGTAGATTCAATCCACCAACAATTGGACACGAAAAGCTTATCAAAAAAGCAAAAGAAATTTCTTCTGGTGGTGACTTTAAGATCTATCCCTCAAGAACACAAGATACAAAAAAGAATCCATTAGATCCGGCATCCAAAGTAAAATATATGAAAAAGATGTTTCCAGACTTCAAGGAAAACATCGTTAACGATGACAAAATGAAAACAATATTTGATGTCTTAGTTGCCGCAAATGAAGATGGATATAAAAAAGTCAATATTGTTGTTGGATCAGAAAGACTACCAGAATTTGAAAGATTGGCAGGTCAATATAATGGGCAGATATATTCTTTTGATGAGATTAATGTAGTTCCTGCTGGTCCGAGAGATCCAGATGCCGATGGGGTCTCTGGTATGTCGGCATCCAAACTTAGAAAAGCCGCAGTTGATGACAATTTCCAGTCATTTAAAACTGGAGTACCAAAAAGAATGAAAGATAAAGACTCTCAGGCAATGTTTTTTGCGGTCCAGAGAACCATGCTTGGAAAGAAAGCACCAAAAGAAGTACAAGAAGTCTGGGAATATGCACCAAAATTAGATTTATTGGGTTTGAGAGAACAATATTACCAAGAAAAAATATTTAAAGTTGGTGATATGGTAGAAAACTTAAATACTGGTTTAGTTGGTAAAGTTACTCGTCGTGGTCCCAACTATTTGATTTGTGTAACTGAAGATGGGATCATGTTTAAGTCTTGGATAAAAGATTTGGCAGAATGGACTAATATCTCCGGAGTTCCTGCAGATCAAAGACTAGTAGGAACCGATCCATATAGAGAATATGCAATGCGTATGAGTGATACTAAAAAAATTAAAAATTTTATTAAGAAATATAGAAAGAGTTTAAACAATAAATAAATGTATAGGTTTTAAGAATTTATACAGATGTCTGATCGTATCGTAGAAAGTCTAAGTGAAATGAAACAGATTTATTTGGAATCTGTTTCTGGTATGGTAATCTCAGAAAGAGATGAATATCTCCAGTACATTGAAGAAAAAAATAAGAAGACAAAAAAAGACGAAGACGAAGAAGAAAAAGATGAAGAAGATGAGGAAGACGAAAAGGATGATGAAGATGAAGAAAATGAAGAAAATAAAAATAAATCAAAAAGATGGTGGGATGATGATGGAGATGGGATTGGATATGAGGAAGGTGAAGTAGAAGGCAAATTTAAGAAAAAAATTAAAAAAGTAAATGAATCATATTCTGATTGGAGATATGATTTATATGAAAAAGTGGGAGATATCGAAGCAGACATAGAAGACACAAAACAAAGACAACTCAAAGAGCGTTCTGGTATTACTAATAAAGTAAATATTAACCCTAATGTTAATATAGGCGAAAGTGTAGAGTTGACTGAAGAATATGTTGATCAAATTATCGACATTGCTGCCGAGTATTTTTATGAGCAGGGTTTGAATGAAGAGGGACTTCAGAGGGTAATTGAAGATCTGGGAGTGGACAAATTTATTGAATATGTCTTCTGTGTCTCGGAAGATCTTATTTTGACCGAAGCAAGAGCAGCTAAGAAAAGAAAGGGCGGAAAATCTTATGAAGAAATAAAAGCAGAAATTGATGCTAAAGAAGCAGCCAAAAAGAAGCCAACTGCTGCGCAAAAAGTTACTATGGACAAAGGAAATAAGTCCGTTAGTGCTGCTGTACCATCTCAAACTAAACCAAAAGGATTTGAAAATGCAGCACAAAAGGTTAAAAAATTTGTCACATCTCCAGAGACAAAAGAAACATTAAGAACTGCATTATCTGATGTAGTCAAGAGAGGAAAACGAGATTTAGCAAGAACTGTATTATCTGGTGTTGAAGCTGCTGGAGCAGCCAAGAAAGCGAGAGAAAGGGGAGCATCGGGTGCTGGTGCCGCTGGTGCCGCTGCTGGGACATTTCTCAGGGGAATTACTAGAGGTGTTGGCCCTGGTGGGGTCAGAGAAGAAATTGAATTATTTCTTTCAGAAAAGGCAGAAAGTAAACAACAACAGAAAATTTTTGGTTTAGCACTTTCAGTTAAAAGAGGTGAAACTCCAAGGTCCGAAGTCAGTCAGCAAGTTCTTGATATTGTAGATGAAATGAGTGAAGTACAGATTCGCAAATATGCGAAAACTTCACATAAAGGTTTACCCAAAAAAGTTGAAAATTGAAAATGTCAATAACATTTAATCAATTTCTTTCAAGAATTGATGAGGCAAATATTGCCGGATCTAGGCCCAGACCACAAGGAAGAGATATACTAACTCCAGCAGAAAGAGCTAGAGTTAGTACTAGAATAGATCGTTCTCCAATAAAAAGAACTGGTGGTGGGGTTTCTTATGTTACTGTTGCGCCAGAAACTGAAGAAACTCCAAAGCCACAAAAACAAACTTCTTCTCCAAAACAATATGTCCAAAAGTGGATTCCCAATTTTCCTGCACCAAAAGATTTAAAAGTCAAGCCGCACAAGAAACCAAAATTGAGAAAACCAGAAAAAAGTTCAAAATTACCAAAGCCAAAAACAAGACAACTTTCTCTAAGATTGAAAGAATTTATAGATTATTATCGCCAAAGTGCCGTTAATTCCTAAATATTTTTGGATACTATCCAAAAATTACAAAGGAGGACATTATGGGAGTATTAGTAGAGGTAGTAAAGCCACTTCTTATTGCTGCATTGAACTCTTGTCATACTAAGCGTCTTGTAGTAGAACTACTTGAGCGTTATGTTAAAACCACTGATAATGATATAGATGATGTAATTGCCGGAACAGTAAGAACCGCACTCCTAAAAAATTGCTGATTTTTTACTAACATAAATTAAAAGAGACCTATTAAGAAGGTCTCTTTTTTTATAAATATTCATATAAAATAATCTTTACGGAAAAAAAGACATGGCACTCTGGGGAAATAATGATGCTAAAGGATCTGGTGGTACAGTATCTTTAAATTACACTACTCTTGTTGTAACTGGTAGTGGAACTACTTTTGGTCAAGTCGGTGCTGCTGCTACTGGTGATATAATTCGTTTTGGTACAAGACCTGGAAGTTATTTTGGTGATGCTATTATTGTTGGAATTGCCAGCACTACTCAACTTTCTATCGCATCTACTTCTGGTCTTAGCGGTGCAGCTATTTCTGGTGTTCAATTTGATATAAGTGAATTACCAAAATATACTACTTGGGACAGCGTATATTGCCAACAAACACAATCAGCAGCAGAAACAACTTTAATTGTTAGTACATCAGCTGCAGCTACTTCTGGCATTGGTTCAGATAAAGTGACATTAGTTTCTGTTTCTGGAATACAAGCTGGAGATGTATTAGCTAGTGGTGCTATATCGAAATCAGTAGCATCAATTTCTGGTTCTATTGTTTCTCTTGCATCTACAATTAATGTTGCAATTGCATCTGGCGCTCAAGTGACTGTTACAAGATTGACAGGAGAGCAGAATTCTTCAGTCTATGGTGTTGCTGGTGCAGGACTAGATTCTGCGCAAACAACTTCATATGCACTAACACATGCTGGTTGGGTTGGGATGACTACATATATTGACGCATCTGGTAGTCTTAGAGTTAAAACTGAGACCCTAGTGGCAATGTCTGGAATTCAAACTGGAAATACCCCATTATACGATTCAAATCCATTAGCTTGATATTACATGCTGTTTACTGAACTGAATGAGGAAAATTTTCTCTTATTTGCGATTAAAAATTATGAAAATCCTCAGGCAGTGGCCAAAGAAGATTTTGATAGAGATTTAAATCATTTTAAATACATAAAAAGATTATTCAGAAGATATAAAAATACAGGTGTGCTAAAAACACACCTGTTGATTAATCATTTTTTGATTCTTTATAACATTTTTGGAGAAGCAACTACACCGATGTTGTTTTTTAAGATCGATAATGATCTTTGGTCTTATATGAAAACTTTCGTAGTCTTTTTGAATAAATTGCCTGAGTATCCAAGAGGGTATATACATGACATTCCAATAGATATTTTTTGCGCACAAGAATTGGAAAAAATTACAAATGAGTAAGTTAGACCGAGTAATCCAAATTGTAAGAGAAAACATGGTAGCAAATGCTCCAGGACAGGGAGGAGCATTTAGCGGAAGTTCTCCAGATGAAGGACCAACAGCCGGGTTTGGCCCAAAAGCAGAATTGGGAATGTTTCGCAGAACTATAGGTGGTTTAGTTGATAAGAGAACAAAACAATATCACCAGAAATACGAAAAGTGGTTAAAGTCAATGGGACTCTTGTAAAATATAAATATTAGTATAATTCATTTGTTGGTGGATTAGAAAAAAAATTAAAAATTCACTAACATGTCCGAAGAAGCAGTAAAGTTAGCAGTTTTAGAACAGAAATTATTAGACTTTTCTAATATAGTTTATAAATTAGATGATGCCATCGAAAAATTAAGTGAAGTCAATTCTAATATAATGAAGATGCTCGCTGTGCATGATGAAAGAATTGAACAGTGTAATAAATCTGATAATATTATTGTGAAAATGATAGATGATGTTAAAGCAGATAATCACAAAGATCATGCCCAAGTCATAAGAAGAATAGAATCAATAGAAGAAAAAGTACAAGAAATTAATAAAATTAAATGGATGACTGTTGGTTGTGGTGTTCTTCTTGTAGTACTGACTGGAGCATTGTCTTCTTTGGCATCTGGTTGGTGGACCCCATCAGAGATGCAACAGCACCATCAAATAAACAGACAATTCAAGTAGGGTCTTGACGCTCTGGAATATTTGTGGTATGCTAGGGAACCAAAGGTTAATTCTAGATTATGGATCTAATTGATGATAAGTACATTAATCTACTATCTTCTAGAGTAGATAAGTTCGCAAAAAAGAACCAGAATCTATATAACTGTAGGTGTCCAATTTGCGGAGACTCTAGAAAGAATAAATCAAGGGCAAGAGGATACTTTTATTCGGTAAAAAATAATACAAATTATAAGTGTCACAATTGTGGTATCAATGTATCTCTTAATAATTTTTTAAAAACCTTTGATTCAGTTTTACATCAGGAATATTGTTTAGAGAAGTATTCTTCTGGATTTACTGGAAAAAACTTTACGGCAGAGACTCCAAAGTTTGATTTCCAAAAACCAAAATTCAAGACTAAATTGAGTCTACCTAAAGCTTCAGAAAACTTACAATCAAAAAAGTATCTAGAAGACAGAAAATTAGATTCGTCTAAGTTTTATTATGTAGAAAAATTCAAGGAATGGACGAATTCTTTAATTTATACATTTGATGAAAAAAGCTTAAAGTACGAAGAACCAAGAATAATAATTCCTTTATATTATAAAAAAGAATTGGTGGGATATCAAGGAAGAGCATTACTTTCCAGTCCCATAAAATATATTACCATAATGTTAAATAAAGAATCCCCAAAACTATATGGTTATGATGAAATAAATTTACAAGAACCAGTATATGTATTGGAAGGTCCATTTGATTCTACATTCGTCAAAAACTCAATTGCAATGTGTGGATCTGATATAAATTTAGAAAATCTAAATATTTCTCGCCCAGTTTATGTTTATGACAATGAACCAAGAAATTTAGAAATTCACAAAAGAATGATCTTTAGGATAGAAGCAGGTAATGCTATCGTGATATGGCCAAATACAATAAAAGACAAAGACATAAATGACATGTCTTTGTCTGGACATGATGTTCAATCTGTGATAAAATTGAATACTTACTCTGGTTTAGAAGCAAAATTAAAGTTTAACGAATGGAAAAAAGTATGACGAACGGAATCAAGGTTCAAAAAAGAAATGGAAAAATCGAAGGTTTAGACCTCGATAAGATGCATCTAATGGTTGATGTGGCTTGTAAAGGTCTTTCTGGAGTTTCTGCATCTCAGGTTGAAATGACATCTGGTATTCAATTTTATGATGGAATTACCACTGACGATATTCAAGAAATACTCATTAGATCTGCTTCCGATTTGATTTCTCTTGAAGCGCCAAATTATCAATATGTTGCAGCACGACTTCTTTTGTTTTCTATTCGTAAAAAAATATTCGGAGGAGTCGAGGAAATTCTGCATTTAGAGGACCACATTAATAATTGTGTTTCTTTAAAAGTTTATGATCATGAGGTTTATGATTTTTATTCAAAAGAAGAAATAGATAAAGTAAATTCTTACATTGATCATGATAGAGATTTTCTGTTTACTTATGCTGGATTGAGGCAAGTTGTAGACAAATATCTTGTACAAGATCGTAGTACTGGCAAGTTATATGAAACTCCACAGTTTATGTACATGATGATTTCTCTTACGATGTTCTCTAGATATCCAAAAGAAACTCGTCTATTATATGTAAAGAGGTACTATGACGCAATCTCAAAGCACAAAATCAACATTCCCACACCTATCATGGCAGGAGTGCGAACTCCACTTCGACAATTTGCTAGCTGTGTTCTTGTTGATGTTGATGACACCCTCGAT